CAGTTCCCGGATGGCCTGCCGTATCGCGTCAATGCTTTCCCGGTTGATACGGGCCAGCCCTTGCAGGGTGTAGTCCCAATCTTCCGGCAGGGAGAGCATTTGGGATAAAAGACCTTTGGCTTTCAGGGACAAGGCCCGGTTCCGCAGGTGGTGGTTTGACATGACCGTGTAGCCGCTGTTCTTTTCTACCCGAAATACTGCCATTTCACGGATGCCTCCTTTCGTTGTAAACAAAAAAAGCAGCGTTCATTTGCTCCCGGTGATGGGAGAAGTGAACGCTGCGCGTACTTGATAATTTTTAGGTTGTGTGGTATATAAAAGGCAACTATATTTCAAACACGGCTGCCCATCGGGGTGCAATACAAGCAAGTTGCTATCCGATGACCTTAAAAACGAATTGTACTACGATGGTTTTTGAAAAGTTCTGTATCACTACTCGCACCAAACAATGAAAATCCGAACCTTTTCTCGAAAGAGAAAGGTTTGGATTTTTTATTTTCCTTGCGCTGGGATTTTCTGATTTACAAACCTGAAGTGCTGTATTATAATAAAGTAATCACACAACAGGAGGCTCCTCAGAATGTCCCATTTGATCGAAACGGTATACAACCTGCTCTGGGGTGATTTGTTCACCCTGCCGATGGGGGGCGGCATCGGCATTTCGCTGATGGCGGTGCTGCTGCTCACGGCGGGCGTGTTCTTCACCCTGCGCACCCGGCTGCTGCCCGTGCGGCTGTTCCGGGATATGATCGCCGCTGTCTGCGAAAAGAACCAGAGCATGGACAGCCTTTCCTCTTTTCAGACGCTCATCGTCTCCACGGCCACCCGGGTAGGCATGGGCAATCTGGTGGGCGTGGTGGCGGCAGTGTCTGCCGGTGGTGCCGGTGCGGTGTTCTGGATGTGGGTCACGGCCCTGCTGGGGGCCTCCACTTCCTTTGTGGAATCCACACTGGCCCAGAAGTACCGGCAGCCCGATCCGCTCTATGGCGGTCAGCGCGGCGGCCCGGCCTACTACATCCATGTGCTGGCCGAGCGCAAGCGGGGCAAAAAGCTGCGTCATTCCATCATCGCGGTGTTGTTTGCCATTTCGGGCCTCATCTGCTGGTGCGGCATCAGCCAGGTCATCAGCAACTCGGTCAGCTCTGCCTTTGCCAATGCGTTCTCCATCCCGCCCATTGTGACCACGGTGGTGCTGGTGGTGCTCTCGGCGGTCATTGTCCTGCGCAAGGATGCCACCGTGAAAAGCCTGGATGTTATCGTGCCGATCATGGCGGTCTGTTATTTCGTGATGACGGTCATCATCATTGCGGTAAATTTCCGCCAGCTGCCCGCTGTGCTGGGCCGCATCTTCTCGGAAGCCTTCGGCCTGCGGCAGGTGGCCGCGGGCGGCTTTGGCGCGGTGCTGATGAACGGTGTCAAGCGCGGCCTGTTCTCCAATGAGGCAGGCAGCGGTTCGGCCCCCTGTGCGGCAGCGGCTGCCTCCTGCGATGATCCTGTGAAGATGGGCTTTGTGCAGGCACTGGGTGTCCTGATCGACACGGTGGTCATCTGCAGCTGCACTGCCTTTATGATGCTGCTGGCTCCCGCAAATGTCACCACTGGGCTGACCGGCATGGACCTGCTGCAGGCAGCGGCGCAGTACCATCTGGGCAGCTTTGGTGTGGTGTTCATTGCCGTCACGCTGGCGCTGTTCAGCTTCTCCACCTTCATCGGTATCCTGTTCTATGCCCGCTCCAATGTGGCGTACCTCTTTGGCGACCGCTGGGGCTGGCAGACAGCCTATAAAGTACTGGCCCTTGTCATGCTGATGGTGGGCGGCCTGGAAGCCTATACCGTGGTGTGGGATCTGGGCGATGTGGGCATCGGCCTGATGACCATATTCAATCTCATTGCCCTCTACCCCATGTCCGGCGAAGCCATTGCCGCCTTGCGGGATTACGAGCGCCGGAAACATCTGACCCAAAACTGACCCTGCCGACAGCTTCCGCAGAAAAGCTGCAAAAATCCGAAAAAAGTAGTTGACAAATTGCCCGCAGTCTGATAAAATAAACAAGTCGTCCGGCAACGGACGTGAACAGAATCTGGGCGTGTTCCCGAGTGGCCAATGGGGACAGACTGTAAATCTGCTGCTTTTCAGCTTCGGTGGTTCGAATCCACCCGCGCCCACCAAGATAAAACACCTAGAGACGTAAGTTCCTGGGTGTTTTTCTTTTATTGTAACCCACAGTCAAACCCACTTTCTGCGGAAAACTATGCAAAAATCAGCAAAAATAGGCTGCCACGCATCACACTCGCATGGCAGCCTTTTCGTTACCCTCTCACCACGGCATTGTAAAGCATCTCCAGGAACTGCACTGCGCTGGGTGCGCCGGTCAGCGGGTAGCCAGCCAGTTGCTGAACGCCCTCGGGGTTCAGCGCCCAGGCTTTCTCTGCTGCACGCCGGACGGCACTTTGAATGGCGGACCACTTGCAGCGCCGCTGGTCTGAGATGGGGGTATAGATCTCTTTTTGTACAGCTTCCAGCCGGTCCTCCTGCTCACAGATCAGAGCCACGCAGTCGCAGAGAACACGGTAATTCTTTGAGCTCCGGGTGATTCCCAGTGGCCGGAGGATTTGATCCAGCTGGGCGGGGGAGTCCGAAATTTTCACATCAGGCATAGTTTGCACATCCTTTCCATCCAACTTTAACCGGAAAATGTCAGAATGTGCCGGATAATGCGGAATGCGTCGGAATATGCCGAAACATGCCAAAAGAAAACAGCCCCGAGGAACCATCAGGCTCCCCGGGGCTGTTGCTATGTACTCTTACTTGATCTTCCCCTGCATCTGATCCAGCAGCTCATCTGCGTGGATGGCCTCGGGAGTAAAGCTGTTGTTCTCCCACCATGCCCAGATGGCGGCAGCGGTGGTCAGGCCAGCGGTCACCCACTGCTCCACGCTGGCGCTGTCGATGGGCAGCACCGGCTTGCCTGCTGCGCTCAGCAGCTGATTGACGAGGGCCAGTGCCAGCACAACAGTGCGGGCAATGGTTGCGGCGGGGATTTTTCTGTTCGTCATAGGTCAATTCCTTTCTCTTTCGTATTCATGTTCTTCCAAATCGGCAATGCGGTGGTTTGCCACTTTCAGCTGCTCCTCGATCACCGGCACCCGCTGGGCGAAGTTGTTGTGCATCCGCACCTCCCGGGTCAGCTCCTCCAGCTTGGTCTCGGTCACGGCCTGCGTCTTGCCGTTGGCGATCAGCACACCGATCAGCGTCACACCGCCGGTGATCACAGCGGCCAGAATCGTCTCCATCGGTCTCACCCCCTGACCTGCCCCAGCCCGGCCCGCTGGATGATGCCCGCGTAGTCCTTGTAGGCCACGCTCAGGTCTACGCCTGTGGCAATGCCGGGGATCTTTCCGCTGCGGGTGTACTGCCACATCCCGAAGGCCCAGTCAGGGGCGGGCTTCTTGGTGCGGTAGGCCGCCAGCCATACGTCGTAGGGCTTGAGGGCCGCGCCACCCATGTAAAGGTTGGTCTGCCCGAAGTTCAGGCCGGTGTAGAGCATGGCGTACACGCCCCAGCTCTCCACCACGCTCAGGCAGTGGGCCACGATGTCGGTCAGAGCAGACTTGCTCAGAGCCGCCTGCAGCTTGTCCTCGATGTCCACGGCCACCGGCAGCTGGAAGGCTCTGCCGCCCAGCGCCTGCTTGAACAGGGCCAGCTCCTTGTCGGCCTGTGCCTTGGTGGTGGCCTTGAAGTAGCCGTACACGCCCACCGGGATGCCCAGCCGGGTGCACTCGGCGTAGTTGCGGGCAAAGTAGGGGTCGATGTAGGGCTTGCTGGCCTTGCTGCCCAGCACCCGCAGCATCACGCCGTCGATTTTGCCGCTTGCCTTGACCTTGTCCCAGTCAATGCTGCCCTGCCATTTGCTCACGTCGAGAATTGTTCTGGGCATTCTGCGCCTCCTTTGCAGTATTCAAAGTGACTCCCGCATAAACTCGCCAACTCGTACCGGCATCATCATTGGGCCAAATCGTGACATGCTTTCCACTGCAGATTGGCCATGCATGGAATTGTCGAATCCCATACATTTCATCGCCGAATGTATGCGTTCCCGGTTTTGTTGTGCAGGGATGATGCGGTAGCTCGTCTATGGTCATGGTATGCACATGGTAATGCTGCGGGTCTTTCTGATATTCAGCTCTCTGTAGGGCAACAGCTTCCTGCACGATCTTGTTAAGCCCTGCATGGTCATACTCCATTTTGAAAGTTCCGCTCTCGAGCAGCTCGTCCAATGTTCCCTCCAGGGTCGTGTCACCCAGTGTGATGCGCACCTTCAGGTCATCCATTGCTCTGCGCCTCCTTACTGTGTAATTTCCTCAAAGCCGCTCTTGATAAGAATCGCCTTGACCTTCTCCTTCAGCAAGCGGGGGCAGCGCTCATACAGAGCTTTTGCCTCCTCCACGGTCTCAGCGGACATAATTTCCTGTGCCCATAACATAGCCATCATAAATACCATCCTTTCGATTTTTTGTGTGATTTTACGCATAGACAGTCTCGCTCATTTCCAGCAAGCACTGCTTCAGCATTTCGTTTTCGTTTTTCAGGGCTTCCAGCGTCTCCGGCAGCTGCGCCATCTGGGTCTGGGCATCTTCCACCGCCACAAGCCGCTCCTCCAGTGTAGGGGTCGGCTTCGGTGCATCGGCAGGGTCTGGCTGCGTGCCTGCCTCCACCACAACGTAAGCCTCCGGCTGGTCGTCCATGCTCCACAGGGCCTCGCCCACGGCAGCCGCTGCATTGTGGGCGGTGATGGCATCCACAACGGCAGAATAGGCATCGCATTCTTCCTGCGTGATGACCGGCTTCGGGATTTTTGTTCCGGGTTTGATCTCCATTTGCATTCACCTCACTTCCAGCGACCATAGGCGATCCAGTTGACATATTCCCGACTTCCGGAAACAGTTATGTACATAGATGTTGTTTTTTTGTCAGTAAAGCCAAAGCTCGTATTCTCCGGGTACCGCGTTTGGGGCGATCCAATGCAAGAGTAATTTGCATTTGCAAAGGCAACAGGAAAATACGTTTTATCCATGCTGGTTCCCCAGCAGATCTGTGTTCCATCAGTATAGCGCACATAGTAGGTTCCGCTGGTATAGACTGCCGAAGCACCCGCCGGGCCTTGCGGGCCGGTAGCGCCGGTGGGACCTCTGGCTCCCGTTGCGCCGGTGGGCCCTTGCGGCCCCTGTGGTCCAGTGGCTCCGGTTTCGCCCTTGGGGCCCTGCGCACCGGTATCTCCTTTGTCGCCCTTTGCGCCTTTCAGGCTGGCGATCCAGTCCGCTTCGCTGCCGGTGAACCCCAGCTGAACAGCCAGTGCATAGGCCGACTGACCATCAAAGGTTCCGGCTTCCTTGGCCTGCTTCACGGCATTGGTGGCCGCATTGGCCGCGTTGGTGCTGGCTTTCTCTGCCCGGTCGGCATCGGCCTTTGCCGCCCCCGCACTGGTGGATGCCTCCCCGGCCTTGGTAGCGGCGGTGGAAGCGCTTCCCGCAGCGGCGGTGGCCTGCTGGGTGGCAGTGTTTGCCGCAGCGGTGGCCGTTTTGGTGGAAGCTGCCACGTCGTTTAGGGCCGTGGTGCGGGCCCGTGCGATGTCCTGCAAGGCGGCGGTGTGCTCCGTCTCCGTGTCCTGCAGGGCCTGCTTGGCGGCGGTCTCACTGGTCTTGGCTGCCTTCTCGCTGGCGGCGGACTTGGTCTCGCTGCTCTTGGCTGCCTCCGCGCTGTCCTTGGCGGCAGCGGCACTGCTGGTAGCTTTCTCCTCCAGTGCGTTGATGCGCTCCTTGGCAGCGGCCAGCAGCTCGTCGGTGGGGATGCCGGTCACGCCGTCCCGCACGATGCCGCAGAGCGCCTCGTCCAGCCGGGTGTCGGTGATCTGGCCCGTGGTGATGCTGGTGGAGCCTGCCGGGCGGGTGATCTCGGCAAGGCAGAGGTCGTAGATCAGCTCGGTGCGGGAGATGGCGGGGGCCGTGGGTGTGCTGGATGCCGTGCCCTGCAACACATGCAGGCTGGCGGCTCTGGCACC